CCCTGCTGGTTATTACGGGCCAATAACATTGGAGAACAAGTGACACCACTAGAGCTTAATAAGAAGATAGCTGAGTTGAAAGGTTTTCACTCTATACGAAATGGATTTTCAGATAGTGTGTTTTATTGCGATAAAGAAAAGCTTGGGAACGAGTTTTTGAATTACAATAAAAACTGGTCAGAGAACATTTCAGATGCTTGGGAGCTGTTTGAAGAGATGCCATATCCTGCTATAAGTAAGCACTACTCAGATTATATTTGCTCGTTTGATTCGTCTAAAGCATTACCACTTAATAAGTTTAAATCAGCCCCAGAAGCAATATGCGTTGCCTGGATAAAGTGGATGGAGGGGAGTTAATGACAATTAAATTAGATGGTGTAATAAAAGTATTATTAACAGCTTATATATTGCTCAGAGGAGATCCTGATTTAATACAAGCAATCATACATTGGTTAATGAAATGAAATTTGTTATTACACCACACAAATCTGGTATATTACTTGATATTTATGAAGGTGAAGGATTTGATATTACTAAAGCAAAATTCTTTAAATTTAACTATAACGATATAAGAGAGTTTCAGCACAAGATAATTCAAATGATAATGAAAGAAAAGGAGAAATATGAAGAAGAAATACTTAAGGAGTGCAGCAACGCGAAAGAAACAAAGTGAAGCTCGTAAGGCTTATTGGTCAAAAAAGAAAAGTGAGTTATTTAAAAGCAGACTAACATCTGAAATGGAAAAACATATTAAAGCACACATGGCTTTAATTAAACCTAAGACATTTATCGGATCTGTTCTAAACTGGATTGGGCTTTGAGGTTAAGTCTTAAATCATATAAGAATCTAAAAAAAACTAAATACAATTCTATTAAAACAACAATAGATAATATTGTATTTCATTCTAAGAAAGAAGCTTCACGCTATAAAGAACTTAAATTGATGCAAGATTGCGGGTTTATTAGAGATCTTAAGCTTCAACAAATAATTCCTATTATCGTTAACAATATTCATATATGTAAGTATATTGCCGATTTTGCTTATTTCGACGTCGAGCAAAACAAGACAATTATAGAAGACGTAAAAGGGTTTAAAACACAGATATACAATTTAAAAAAGAAGCTTGTTGAGGCTTTGTATAATATAAAAATAAATGAGGTTTAAAATGGTTAACGAAACTACAGTCAGGGCTCTATTTAAAAGAGAAAGACCTTCAATGAAATATGTGGCTTTAACCAGAACAATACTAAATCTTTATGAGCATTACTTTAAAAAAGTTAAGAAACAAGATCTGTATAAAAACAAAGATGTTATAATTGAGATATGCAAAGACGAAGAGCGTAAATATCTAAAGTCTAAGGCGAAGAAGGCTTAATCCCAAAAATCTTGCATACAAAATAATTAATGCGGTGGATCGGACCAGCAGGGAGCTGACTCAAGTCTTGTGATATGAGTCTCAAGCTCAATAATATATTCAAGACCTTCCTGTGTAATGCCGATTGCAGATTTGCCATCTTTTTTATAGTCATAAAGTCCATAATTAATCGGAGGTACCGGCCTTGATAATCTTGGCACCACCACGACTTGCTTTTTTGAGCACGCTGACAACATCGCTAACATTAGCACGGTGCTTATTAAGCTCTTTACGTAACTCTGACGCTTCTTCATTAAGCCTTTCATTCTCTTCTATCCATCGTTTTAAAGCACTTTCTTGAGCCTCTTTTTGTTGAATTAAAGCCTTGTCCCATTTTGTCTTTTCTTTGTTTTTACCTGAGAAATACCCCATCAAGTAAACAATTACTGCTATAATTGTGCTTATTACAGGAATCATTTATTTAAAGGCGAAGGATCAACACCTGAACTCACTTTTACAAAAGCACGTGAAATATTGTAAATTGTTGTCGAAATAGTTGCTAAAATTGCCGCAGTTTTAGGATCGCATACACCAGTTAAGCCACTCAAAGTGGTGGCGACAACAGACGCAATTGTAAACCAAAACTCCGTTGTTTTGATTCCAGGCTTCATTTTGCCTCCTTTAATTATGCTTTGTGAACCAGGCAACTATCCCGCTAATCAGTCCTGTTAGTAGATAATTAATGCCTTTAGACAGTACACCTTTATCCGATTCTAATCTTACCAATCTATCGTTTATGTGTAAATGCTTTTCTGATTCTTTATTCTCATGGGAATGTATAGCCTGAGATATTTCTTTAAGCTCTAACATCATAGCTTTAAAATCAGATTTAATCTCTACAAGATGCCGATCAAATCTTTCTTCAAGTTGATTTGTTTTTATATGTGTTTCAACTAAAAGCTCAGTATCATTAGCCATTTCAACTCCTATGCATTGATTGTAGATATGTTCCTAGTCTTACCCATGGAAACAAAATACCAGGATCACTTTTTCTCCCAGGAGCTATTTGATTATGCCCAACTATTCTATCAATAGTGATCTGTGGATAAGCTTTCATTATATCCACAAGTAATACACACAGTGTGGATAACTGAATATCTGGATATTGATCTTTTCCGTCATTTAAATTTACAAGTTCTATTCCGATTGAAAAGTTATTACAGTCAATCTCTCCAAGCCATTCTGATTTACCAGCGTGCCAAGCTTTCTTTGACTCTTTAACTAATTGGCATCCTTTGCCGTCTTTCCCTATAAGATAGTGAGCACTTACTTGGCTTTTAGGATTCATCATCCAGTCTAATGATGACTCATAAGAGTCAGAAGCCGTTGCATGTATAACAACCATGTCTATCTTAGGCCCTTTTCTCATGGATTGATTTGGAGATTCTTTAATTTCAATCATTTCTTAAATGCCTCCGCAGATAACTTTTTTAAAGTTACCATGCCATGATGAGACTTAATTCCTTTAGCTGGTTTAAGTTTTATCTTAATAGAGATCTTTGGCTTTTTAATAGATAACTTTTTCATTTTTTAAATGAGTTAGAGGCAGCTTTAGAAAGTGATTTTCTTGCTTCACTTAAGGCAATAGCTACCGCCTGTGAATTGGCTTTTGATTTACCAAACTTATCTTCAGTATGTTTAAACGTTTTACCTTTATGCAACTCTTTTATGTTTTTACTGATAGTCTTTTTGCTGTGACCTTTTTTAAGCGGCATTTTTACCTCTGATCTATTCCTAAAAGTGAAGAAATGGCAGGAGCACCATATCCGGCTCTTTGCGACATGTTAGAAACGTTATTTAACAAATCGGCTGTAGGAGTCCTATTGTTAAAAAGGATTGAAGCTAGATTTTGTTTTAATTTATCTGGTCCAGTAAGAACATCAGCTATTCTTTTTGTCGAAATTTCAGTATTAAGGCCCGCATTTCTCCCCTTTACAATAGCATCATCAATTTCATCTTTCATTGTTCTATAGATATTGTATTCTGAATTTAAAGCGTCCAACTGTTGGACAGTAGCTTCATCTGGCATTTTTCCACGAGCAATATCTCTTAAAACATCAGACATTTTCTTTTGAGCTAACTTTATAGACGACACTCCTTGAGAATCACCAAAAGCTTTTTTTCCAGCTTTCGCTAATCCTGATTTCTGTTCATTCATTAAATCCAAAGGAGCTGTCATTTCTCCAGCTTCATTAGGCTTAAACAAGCCTTTAAGTTCATTAAAAACCTTTTTATAAGCTCTCTTAGACGATTCAATCCCACCTGCCGCTACATCTCCACTTTCTTCTGGAGTTGGGACATAATTAGCCTCAGTTGGAATTTCTGATAAATTGATTTCTTTGCCTTTTAAAAGCTTATTTAGTTTATTGCCTATCAATCTCTTTTGAGCTTCAGAAAGATTTGCTAATTCCTCTTTAGATCCTATAATTTTATTTTTTAATAAATAATCTATGACTTCTGGGTTATCACCATACTTAATACCAGTTCCCATTGCCATTAGCTTCTCAGGCACTTCTGATCCCCTGATAGCTCTGCCAGCCATTCCTGCGAGATTTCCGACTCCTCTAACAACTGGCGGGATAGCCACATCCATAGCTGTCGCTGCTGGATTAATCTCAGCACCACGTGTCAATTGACCACTCGCTGCACTTCCTAACATTTCAGACAATAAAGGAGCTAATTTAGATCCAATAAATGAAGGCATCTTTGATGCAAATGACTCAACCAAAGCGGGAGCCGTAGCTGCACCTTCAACTCCTGAAGCCTGCATTTTGCCTAAAATGCCTGCTAGAGATGATGGCTTGTTATATTCTTTTATTGGAGATTCTTTGCCAGTTATCTTCTCGGCTGCTTTAAGAGCAAGGTCAGTAAAAGGAGGCTTAAAGCCACTTGTGTAAGAAACAACATCTTCAAGACCTTTCTTTAAAGCTCCTTTAGCAACTTCTCCTGTAGACGACTTAAGAGCACCTCTTCTCTTTAGCTCTGCATCTATCTCCTCTAATGAAGGCCCGTTATTAGCGACTGGAGCATTATCATTTTGATAATTTGGGAATTGAGTATGCACATGGTCTCGCTCGTCTACAATAGTTGCTTTAAGATCCTTAAAAAATGCTCTTTGCTCAGGGCTTAAATCTCTAAAATCTAATGCTAAATCTTTTGTGTGATATGACCCGTTAACACCGCCAACAGCAGCATTCTCTTCTGGAGTACGTGAACCGCTGGTTATAACAACACTGCCTGGCATTCCAGCTAGAGCTTCCTTAATTTTAGGGTTTACTCTTTCATATTCTTTAGCCACAGAGTCATTTTTAAACTGTATCTTTTGCCGTCTGGCTAATTCTGCATCAATTTCGTCTAATGTAGGCATTATTGACCTTTCGCCATTGAATTTCTAATTTTCATAAGATCTTCAGTAGACATAGTTTTCCAGTCAGTTCCTTGCTCAGAATTCTCAGGTGTATATCCGCCTGTTTTAAGTTTAGCCATGGCATTAGCTTTTAAATTTTCAAGCAATGTACTTAATTGCTCTTGCCTAGTTGAATCTTTAGTAAAAAAAGACTTAATAGAGTTTGGATTTTCTAATCCTTGTTCTAAAATAGCCATGTCAGGTCCTGTGATGGCTCCCAACTTGTACAAGTCTTTTAATTGCATTCTTATAGCATTATCAGCACCAGACAATTTAGCACTCCCAGGACCAAACAACTCCATGGTGCCATATTTTGTTACATTTTCCTTTTGATCCTTAATTGCTTTTTCAAATGCATCAAAAGTGGATGCTGTATCTCTCAGCTTAGCCAGTTCAGTATCTGACGGCTTTACTTCTCCTGACCTTGAATAGCCAGGGATAGTATACTTCTTGAGATCTTCTGCTATTTTTCTTTCTTGCTCATCTTTTTTTAGATTATAATTTAAAATGCCTAATGGATTTCCATGTCTTAAATTCAATACGTTTTCTAATTCTGTAGGAGTTAGATTCCCTAGCTGTTGAGCTTGTTCAATAACTGTCGGATAAGCTCTTTTAGTTCTGTCAGATTCTTCTAAGAGCTTTCTATTCTCTAAATCTCTCTTAAAAGCTTCTTCTTGAGCTTTTCTTTCAATAGCATCTTTCTGGTATTGTTGGTTTCTGGCAAATTGCATAATGCCATTGCCAGCTAATACTCCCATTAATTCACCAGCCATTATGCACCTCCTACAGCGAATGGATTACTATATAAAGACTTTAAAGCATCACCAAATGTTGCTTCATTAACGAGAGAACTCTTAGCAGCATCACTAATCACACCAGAACCTAATTGCATTCTATTAAAGTTCATTTGTTCTAAGAAGTTAGCAATTGCGTTAAGAAGATTTTGCTGGTTCTCTTGAGCTGTTTCTACAAACTGACCAGTACCTCTTTGAAGTCTATTTTGATCCAAGCTTCCAGTCACATTAAACTGACGACCTTGCTCGTTAAGCTGTTGGTTATTCATTAACGCACTTAACCTGGTCGCAAGATTCTGTTGTTCTTGGCCGCCAGCATTCAGACCGCCGCCAACAAGGTCATTTAAGTTTTGTTGGTATTCTTTATTTGCTTCCAAAGCGTTTTGAGTATCAATATTTGAATATTGGTTAAAAATATTTTGAGCCGCGTTTTGGTCTAATTGCTGAGTTAGATTGGACAATGCGCTATCGTTTAAAAGGCCCATTGATGCTAACTGTCTTTTAGCCGCTTCTTTTTGAGCTTCTTTTGCTGTATTTACTTGGCTCGCAGCAGCGACTTTCATCTTCTCTTGAATGGCCTGAGGAATTCCAAAATCACTTAAAGACATCCCTTGTTTTTTACCTAAGGCATTCAAAGCATAATCATTCATTCTGTATTGTTGATTTGCTAAATCAGGTGCTGAAATGCCAGGTCCAGAAACGGTTGAAGTATAATCAGGAACATCGCCCATATATTTAGAAACCAAATCCTGAAGCCCCATTACATTGCCAGGCTCAAAACCAGTTCTTTGTTGAGCAACATAAACAGGCTGAACGTTTTGAGGAATTGGAACCTCTGGAGTTGGCAAAGCAACTTGAGAATAATCATATCGCTGATCTTTCTCTAAAGACTTTGGCTGTCCATTTTGAATTATAGTGCTTGGCTTATCTTGACTCTGAGTTCTTTGAGGGATTGGAATTGCCGGAGATTGCTGAGCTGATAAAGCAGCAGGTCTGCTTGTATTAAAATTATTCAAAGAATTATTTAATGCCGTTGATCTGCCTTGCTGATCAAACGGAGTATAAGTCCTCATTGCTTTATTTAAAGCTGTATCTTGAGTTGTATAACCTAGAGCCACAATATCTCCTTAAAACGGTCTCTGACCGCCAAATGGGCTTGATTGAGGTCTTTGAGGCGCTTGTTGCATCAATGAACCTATCGATGCCGTATTTTGACCCAAAGTCTGTGAAGGATTCATGACAGAACCTAATCCAGACGCTTGCTGACCTGGATTTGATGTGCTTAAATAGTCACTTAATCTTTTCGCTTTATCTCTTTGGAAATCAATCATCTCTTGATTCTTTTTAGACTGATTATGTGCAGAAACAGCACTGCCAATAGCTTGAGCCGTTGTCGCTGCTGCTGCAATAATGCCTGGGATAGCTGCTGCTGGGGGCATTTAAAACCTCCTTGGTTGGTAGCCCATAGTAGGCATGCCAGTCATGGCTGGTTTAGTTGGGGCGCTGATACCAGCACTTCCTGAAGTTAAGCTTCCAAGACCTGTAGAGCCACCAGATAGCGTATCACTTAAGCTTAATTTATTCCCCATACCACCAAGGCTAGGAGTACCTGATTGCGATTGTGGTGCGCCTGTCTGTGGCTTTTTGGCTATTTTCATTATATCGCCAGCGCCATTGGCTAAGGCTCCGACGATTGTACCGATTTCAGCTAACTGGCTCATAAAGTAACCCCTTATTGTCTATAAATTTATCGATTAAATTACAAAAATTTTGACGTTTTCTCAAATTATTTAATACAATTTCTTTTTCTTCTTCTGTTAAAAACATCTTCCCCATAGAGATCAGTGTTTCCCAACAAAAATGCTTAGTGTGCTTAATTAAAGCCCCGAAAGCTTGTATTCTAGGACGATCAGATGACTTAGCAATAATTTCACCAACAAGTTCTCTTGATGACGCCGGAATATATGCTCTCTCATCCAAAGTAATAATTCCAAAATCACAGTTTTCAGTATTTATAAACCCAAAATGACATTCATCCATCCTTGAGCTATGAAAATTACTTAATGACGCTGTACATTCTCTAAAAACTGACTGATCTAAGAAAGCATGTATAAAGTCACATCCTTTAAACAAGCATCTATCCCATTCACTTTGACCAAATGAAGCCATTGAGAAATTGCAAGCTATAAATAGACAATTTATGAATTTAACATTCTTAAATCTTGTCTGAATAAATTGACACGATAAAAAAACTTTATTCTCATAAACTTCTTTATCAAAATCTTGATAGCTGTAATTTACTTCACTCAGTTTTTCCATTTGTAGGCTCTTCTTTCTTTAGAGAAGCGTCCTTAACTTTATTGCAAAAGTATAGAGCGGTTTGCGCCACTTCTAAACCTTTCATTTTTACTGCTTCGTTGATTAAACCTACAAGGGCATTCGCCTCTTGTTCTGTTAATTCTAGAGTCATTTTTTCTCCTATGTCCCATGGACCGAAAAGTTAAAGTTAGCATCTGTCAACGCAGAAGCTAGATTGTATAAATTTACTATTATCTGTGATGCACTTGAATGAGTTACCACAGGAACAACTAAAGTATTTGCCGTACATGTAACCCAATAACTATTGGTAGATGACATAGCATTTGTAAGGTTTATTGTATAGCTACCAGCACCAGTTCTTGTGCATGAAGCAATATTGTTTGAAGCTATAATAGCTCCAGTTGCTCCAGTTATATACCCACCAGCCTTAGCAAAAGATCTTCTGGTTGCGTAGTTAATTGTAAAGGGAGCTGAAGCGTCACCTAACAAAAGTTGTCCACCAGCAAGCATTTCAATGGTAAACCCGTTAGTGCCAAACTCAAATACTCCATTGCCACCACCGCCGGCTGAATTAAATCTGATTCTCCAGTTAGCAGTAGTTCCAAATAAATATAAATATGATCCAGAAGGTACAGAAATTGATCCAAAACTTTGACAATATGGATCTGAGCTTGAGAAGCGCATTCTTCCAGCACCCCCCGTTATGACATCAAGAATGTTTGGCAAAGCTTCTTGGATATATGTATCACTTCCACCGTCAAAAAACACACCAGTACCAGACGGCACAGCAAAAGCTCCGAAAGCTTGAATGCTCCCACCAGCTAAAAATCTCATTCTATTTGAGCCGCCTGTAAATATGTCTATTTGATTAGCTGCACTTTCAATTAGGCCTGAATCTGATCCGCCATCTAAATAAAGACTGCTCAATGATGAAATCGCAAATGATTGACTAATTAGATAAGTTGTTGAGCCGTTTCCAACGTCAAAAGTTAAAGTGCCATTTAAAAACATCTGCATACGTCCATTGCTTGGACTTGTGATATAATCATTCCCAGCAACAGAAGCTGAATCAAATTGTAATTGTTTGCCTGTAGGTATGCTTAAGTTTCCAGTTGCACGATTCATCGCCAAAAACACGCCTGTGTCTGACTGAAAAGTATAGAGATTCGTATTGAAATCGTATCTTTGTAGAAACCTCTTTGTGGCATCACTATTATATATTTGGGTTGTGAGGCTTGTTGCTACTCCAGAAGATGTAATTCTTGTGACTTCTTCTGCATCAACAGTAGCTACAATATGAAATTTATCAGCAGGAGTTATGGTATTAATCCCAACTCTATGGTTGGTGTGATCAATAAAAAGAGTTGTCGTATCAAAAACAACGTCGCCATTGAAATTAACTGTATTTGTAAATGTTTTTACAGCTGTTATGCTCTGAATACTTCCAGTATCAACAAAGTTACCCGTTATTCCATGAACAGCAGCATTTAAAAGCTCATGCGTATCAGCCCAGTTTTTAACATCTGAAAAATTAGTATTAAATCTAGAAGCATATATGATAGCTCCTGGAGCAAACGTATATGTAATCGTCATTGGCATGAAATCACCCCATTTTCTAAAAGCTCATTTGTCAAATCATACAATCCGCTTATAGCTAAGTCTTCACTCACAAATCCTTTTGGTCCAGAATCATATTTTTGAAGCATTCCTATAAGTCTTTTTCTTAGGTATTCTTGTTTAGGCAGATCATTAAAAATAACTTTTAAACATGATTTACAAATAGGAGTTGCGTAAGCGACTATTCTCTTACCATCAGTAAGATGGGCATCTATATTTGTATAATCATCACTCGGTATAACAGGGCCTGCGTCTGATGCTATCTTTCCACCTGTCATTGCCCTAGTTAAAATTTGTTTATCGCATGAATAGCAGTTTAGCATTTTTACCCCAAAATTAAAACATCTGCCGTTATATTAGCAGTGTCACTTCTTATGTATAATCTGTTTTTAGTTGGTGTTTGTAATCCCAACATAAACCTAGCAAACCCATTTTGATTAAGAATAACATAATCAGTAATTACTCTTCCAAGATTATGTTCAACAGGATAATCAAAATTAGCCACTTTAAACAAAACACCTCTAACTATCTTCCCTTGTATGTTATCCCCGATTGAGAGATTCCCATCTACAGTCAAAATGATATTTCTTAGCAAATTAGCTAACCTAAAATCAGAAACAGCATTGGCTTCAGATTCTCGTCCTATCTTCAATCTGGAGTCCTCCTATATCCTGCAAATAAAATCCTTAAAGTCCATCCTTGCCATAAAATAGAGTCAGACGCTTGTGTAACGGTCCATTTAAGTCGTGGCGCTATTGTATAAAAAGGATCACATGTATACCCATCATGAGCTATAAGATCGCCTTCTTGTGCGAATGTAGAAGCGTTAAATATGGCTGTATCAAAGAATGATGTCCCTACTCCAAAAAATGATAAAGACCTCACAACACCGCTTGCCGCACCATCAATATACCATTCACATGTGACTGATCCTGCAAAATCTAAAGTGTTGCTATAGATAGAGAAGTACGCGTCACGCATTCTCTTCTTTTCAATAGGACGATCAAAGAACTGATCCGCTTGCCTATAAATGCATGTAATCGCTGTGCCATTATCTGAAAACCCTGTGTCTACTTGGTTCATTCTACCGGAAATGCCGGCAGTAAACAGGTTATCATTTAGAGTTGTTGAATTTATTGTTTTGAAAATAAACCTTGCATCAAGATTTGACCATGAAATCCAAGATCCAACAGTCTGATTTTGCGAGTCTGTCGTTGTAAACCCTGGATAATAACATAATGACTTAGTGTATGTCTGCCCAGTTGTTAAGGTTGGTATGGTCCAGATAATAGATTCAATATTGTTGTTTGAATAATAAACACCACATACTTTGCTTACATTTGGTGAGTATATAATCTTTTCAGAAGTTGTTCCATAAAGGAGGTTGTTGATATTTCTTGAAATAATCGATGAACTATTCCCATCAAACACTCTAAATCCATCATGCGCTAAATAATAAAGAATGTTATCTTTAACAACAACAGAGTTTCTTGCAATAACTCCTGAATCAGTCACTTTCTTCGTTATAGAATAACTTACATCATCGCCAGTCCTAACATAAATACTTCTTTCCTTGCATACAGCTAAATCAGTAAAGCTATTCAAAGCACTTATGAACGTACCGTCATCGGTTTGAAAAGCATTACTGGCTCTTACTAAAGTAGAAAACGCTTCAAACTCATTCAATATTGTCCAGTATAAAATACGGCCATCAGTTCCAAAAACAATATCTTTATGAAGAGCAATTATCTTATTGGAAGCAAGTGGAGGATCTCGATCTGTCCTTCCTTTTTCATTCAATACCACTGTACTATCTAATAAGTTGTAAGCAAAAACCGTTGTGACGTTATCGTTTATCGTTGTCGCTAAATACCATTGTCCGGCAATCTCAACGTATACATCCCTAGCATTCACTTGAGGATCTGCCGAAGTTGGGATATTGGTCAAATTGATTATCTGGTTAACGGCCGCTATTGAACCAGAAATGGTACCCATACTAGATTGTGCACCAGGATCAATTGCATCAAGAGGATTTCTTCTAAAGTCAACTCTAAATCTATATGTGCCGTTCGGGTTTCCTGCACCACCTAAAGCTAGCGTAGGCGCCGTACCAGGGGCTGTAATTCCCCATTGATACCATGTTGTCATGTTCCATTTGCGAGGAGTGTCTACACCATTAGCAAAACATAGCCAACCTCTAGTCACTATTACATCTGGCATCGCACCTGGGGTTAGACCAGCTAATACAGAAGTCGGAGGATCTGTACTATAATCATAAACATTTCCATCAGAAGCAAAACCAATCTTTTTTCTGGTTGTTACTCCGCCAACAGTTCTTAAAAATTCTAAAGCATACAGAATAGATGGGCTGCCTGCTGGATTATTAGTGTTTACAAATAACTGACCACCTCTGTTTTGAAAGCCTCTTTTAACAAAAACAATATTATCACCCTCAAGACATTGGTTAGAATTCTTACCATATCTTGTAGATTGCGTGTTTAGACCTTCTATATTGTTAAAATATAGAAAAGGGTCTTTTGTTTTTGGAGCTTCTAAAGCCACTAATACTCCTCGACCGTCAACTGGTTAGTTCCACCACGAGGCTTTATGTATTTTGACGTATTATCCAATAAGAACGCCAAAAGTTTATCATGAGACAAATATTCACCTGTCTCTTCTTTGTTTTTAAGCTTTCTAACAGCGTATTCGACAACCAAAGGTCTGAATATAACTTTTAAAGATGGCAAATCACCATCGGCTGACATTTCTGGAGGGTCTTGTACTGTATAAACTGTAACATTAAATTGAGAAACTGGTCTAGGGACAATACAAAGAGTCTTATCATTAACAACATCATAATAATAAACTCCAGCGTTAACAAACAATTGATTTGTTGATAGATTTAGAAGATCTCTAAATCCTTGGTCGTGTCTATCTTTATAGTAAAACATAACCTGATTATCGACACCGTTTTGGTCGGCTATAATCTCATCAATCCACGCCAATTGATTAACCAAAGTATAATAGTTTGTTGATGGCAATAAAGTGATCGTTTCAGGCGTTAGATTAAAGAAAAAACCAACGTTTGCACCATGAAGGATTTTGTAAATTTCCCACTGACCCTCATTTATGGCAACTCCTATTTCTGTTGACGTAAAGAAAGTATCAGTATGGTCGGCTAAGCCGTCACGTACTCGATTCTTCATATCTGCAAACGTTGTATAATCAGCCATGGTTTGACCCCATTATTTCACATACTCATGTGGCGCTACTCTATGCCTATAAAACTCACGTCCATAAGCACCAATTTCATCAATTCCATTTTTCATACGATTTGAATCGTAGTCATCCCAGTAAGCATCATTTTCATTTTCTAAATGTCTAATTCTAGTTTCTCTATCGCCACTGATCTTATAAGAATCATTTAACTTAAGATGCTTCATAATACTCCTTAAACAAGCATCTCTATGTTCCATTAGATCAACTGTAATAGGCCAACAAACTACGAATTCTCTATTAGCCAATGCTTGCGCAAAAATTGTTTCTTTTGCTTCTAGCATCTCTTTAACTGATTCTTCAGAAAATGGCCTTAACGCTTTTCTAGTGATATAATAATAACCATGATTAGATGAAAACCTTAGCTTTAAAAAGCTATCATAAGCAGATATTTTACTTTGAATATCTTTCTCATTTCTTTGTGAAGCTATTGTTTTACATTTCCTAATCATTTATACCCGCCTGGATAATTTCTGTTTGAACTTTCTTTGGCCGCCCACGCTTTCCAAGAGGCTTTTCAGCATCAACAGATAAAGACAATACATCGCTTACCTTATCTTTAGATCTTTCAATAACCACAGGCTCACTGTATCCAATTGGATTAAGAACATCTGCGGCCTCGATATAACAACGTCTCATAACGTCATTACCCTGACTTTTAACCTCATTTGTTTGAGGATCAATCACGGGATCTGTTAAGCAATAAGATCGTCTCAATCCATGCTGAGCTACATCAGTAGGATAAAGCTTTCTTGATAAAGCAGGAACTACATATTCAACTGAATCAAATTGAAAATGGAAGTCCTCTTTTAATGGGTTACACAGCCATTCAAATTCACTTGTCATAAATCATCCTTTCCGCGCACTGCGGGTTTGGTTAATAGTTTTATCGACTACCAAAAATTAAAACACGATCACTGACAGAACTCATATCAGTTCCGTTAGTCACTTCTACTAAAGCTGAAGATCCGCTTAAACCGCTAATACCATGGCTATGATTACCCATAGCATTCCCGTTAAAAGTTTGAGGATCTGCCGTACCCGAAACAGCTACTCCGTTAGATGGAGGCAGATAAGTAAGAGATATATCTGTCCACGCATCTGAAGTTAGCGTTTCAATATTATTTGCACTAGTCACACGATAAGTATTCGCTGACAGAAAATTAATACTTGGTTTTTGGGTTAATACCTGATTCGTATCTGATGCAGCCCCAGAAATAACAGCAACAGACGATGTTAACGCCCATACTTCGACCAGAGTCTCAACAGGTGTAAAAGTAAATGTTGATAAATCTGGATTTGTGCCTGTTACTAAATCAACTGTGCTAAATGTGCCAACAACTGCTGAAAGCTTTAAATAAGTAGGGCCTACGTTAGAAACTGTTGCAGTCGCTCCAGTCACAGCTTGAGCCAAAGTAGCTCCTGCCACTGGAGTTCCTACAATAGCTCCAGTATACAAATACTTTTTATTGAAATTTGCGCTCACAGTTTGTTCAGCATATGCAAGACTTGTAGTTCCTGTTGCCACTACAGCAGAGGCCGCATTAGTTCCAGTAGGAGTCCCAGCGCTAGCTGGATCAACTGTCCCACCACTAATTGTTCCAGACAAAGTCAGAAATTTAATCTTCTGAGAAGCTGGAACAAAATTGGCAATATAGTCAGTGCTAGCACTAACACCTGAAAAATTAATCGAATCAATAATAGAAAAAGGAAGTGTAGAAAAATCTAAACTATCCCCATCTGTAGCATATGAAGAGCTTCCGGTCATTGTAGCCAGACAAGCACCATTTTGGCCACCAACACTTACTCTCTCCACATTTGAAAATGTAATTGTACCCATAGTTTCTCCTAAAATTAATTAAAGGGCGGTTTCCCGCCCCTTAATTGTTACCAACATCCTTTAAGATTAACTGTTGCTACCCCAGCAGCGGCAGCCACAACAGTGGTTCCCATTCTGTTAAGAGCTGCAACAGCTTCTGCTTGAGCATAAGCAGCGCCAGGAGCTAAAGCGATTGCGTTTCCTGAAACTGCAACATCTGGAACTAAAATAGTTCCTACAACAGGAGCGCCAGTCACTTTAACAATTGCGTTACCTGAACGAGTAATAAAGCCATAATAGTTAGCTTTAATCTCATAAGGCGAAACACCCACAACAGCTGCTACACCTGCGGCAGTTGCTGGAGTTGTTTGACAAACTAAACCAGTTGTTCCTGGCAATACGGACACAACATCACCAGGTCCAATAGGAGCAGTTGGCCAGCATTGAATGTACTGATAAACAGCACCAGTTGTTGAATCGATCAAAAGATCGCCAACATTATATTCAGGAGTCTCAGACTCCAAAGGAAGGCCAAACACTTTCGTATTGCCTACCATTTTACCATCTAAAGTTTGATTATATACATATTCAGCCATTTTAGTCTCCTTATCAAAAGGCGGGGGACTGTTACATCCCCCGCAATCTGAATTTTAATTAGAAAATATGATCCACATCCACTGTCGCTGTAATTCCATCTTCACGGAATCCAGAGTTAGGTTGACGTGACCAGTAGTTTTCAAAAATACGATAGTTAGCTAAGAACACATCACGGTTAGGGATACGGGACAGAATAGCTCCGTCTTCATTGATCCATTCACCTTCTGCATCCACTGTGCGAACCATCATAGGTTTATAAACACCTACCCAATATCCATAAGGCATATCCTTAGAAGGAATGATCTTGACCTTAGAATATCTAGTTTCACCGTTCAAAGCGCCACCATCATAACCAATGTCAGGAGTCATCTTGTCATCGATATAACGGAAATCAGCTTCACGTGCTCCAAGATATTCACGACGAACTGAATGATCCATGATGTAAACATCAGGAACAAATCCAGATTTACGTTCTGTGCCATCAAGACCTCTTTGAAGTTTCAATGAAGTCATAACGCCAACAGAAGGGATGACGGTCGATTTAAGAACCTTCACTGTTGAACGAAGATTGCCAAAGTAGTTATTCACGAAAGTACCATCATCGATGATACCCATGATTCCCATTGGCTCAATGTCCAAAGAAGATTCAATATCAGTTCCGTTAGTAGTACCAAGAACCAATAAAGCATTGTCTGGAGCTTCTACAGCACTTACAGGAGCTGTGAAAGTAACAGTTGTGCCAGCATCGTTGAAGCTTGAAACCTGACGAATTGCCAAGATTGCACCTGTTGTAGGGTTGCAAATAGCAATTTCCATTCCTTCATTTAAGAATCGGTTTCCGTTGATAGAACCAGCAAAACCACCAGGAGTATCAACGTTGATTGTTGCCGTTCCAGTACCAGCACCGTTAACAAGTGCCAAAATACCGCGGCCATAACCAGTCAAGACACGGTTACGGAAACGATCAATAGACTCAACCAAGTCTTGAGTAACATCTTCAAGAGCGCGACCAAATGTTGCTTGGCTCTTCATAGATTGTTTCATGACAGGACCTGTGATCTGAACTGAACCATAAGTATATCTTTTAGGAATATACAGTTTCTGGTATCCAGGAGCTTTAGGGTTAGGAAGCATACCACCATCAACTACAGATCGAACTGCATAGTTGCGGTTTGTTTTGATTGATGCAACCAATTGGTTACCACCAGAATCAAAGCCCTCAATATCTTTTGTGAAAATACTAACAAGCTTTTGTTTATCATTTAATTGAGAAGTGATGATATTTTTATAATAGTCATCTTTCATCGCGTTCTCAAACGTAGAGGTATCGACATTTTGTACAGACATTTTATTCTCCTAAGTCCGAGGCTTGCTTATTGTACAAATAGTCATAAATCTTTCTTCGATCATCCATATTAGTTGGGTTTATCTTTTCAGGTCCATTTCCGACCTTTGGAGATCCTCCACCGCGTGCAGGTAGAGGGGCCGCAACTTTGTTCTGAGACCGAATTTTACTTAAGACTCTTTGCTCAATAGCCTTATCTCTCGGCTCTAAAATTTGTTTATTTATAAAGTCAGACACTTCATTCAATACACTCATGTCACCGTTTTGATAGAATCTCTGATTCCAAGCTGGATTATATTTAATCAGCATATCAGAAGCATAAACCATAAACTCCTTACCTGCTTGATCTTTAAAGCCAGCTTTATCAGCCAGTTCAAAACCAGTATTGCGAGCACTATTAAAGAAAGCTGACTCGGCAATAGAAGGACCTGTTTGTTGTGGTCTATTAAGAAAATCTTTAAATTCAGGAACCACTTTAAACAGTTCATCCCTCACCTTATCTTGCCTTAACTTCTCTTGCCTTTCGGCAATAACATCTTTGTCCCCAAGCAATAAGAGATCGCGTTGACGTTGTTCGTCTCTTAATCGTTGAAGCTCATTCTTGAACTCTGGCAATTCAGCAGAGTATTTCTGATTAACCTCTTGAAGCCTTGCATTTTCTCTGCGCAAAGATTCAATCTCCTGACTATAATCAGGAGCGGCTACAGCTTCCCCTTTATCGGTAGAAGTTTCGACTGCTTCTTGCTGTTGTTCTGGCGCCTCATCTGAGGCAAATTCAAATTTGTCCATACTGGACCTCTCCTTTTAAGCCGCCCTAACGGCTGGCTGTTTTTGTTGTTGTGCTTGTTGCGCCTGTAATTGCGACAACATATTTTGATGAGCCATAATGTGCTGATCAAACTCTTGTGCTAATTCTGGGTTCGCTTTAGCCCATTGTTCATAGTTATCTGTCTGTTTAAATATACGATGATCATCGATGTGCATGGCGTGATTATCGAATGTCTGAACCACTGGAGCGATTGACTCTTTAATTAAACGATAGTTTTCACGTGCAATGTAATCTTTGTCTGATTCTGCTGACTTATTAAGATAAGATAACCCAAATCGATTAAATACATCGTACTGAACGTTGGGAGGCAGATTGAAAATTCCTACTTTAGTAAGCTCTTCAATTAAGCTCATCTCTGAAGCTGTTGAACGTGCAGGAGCTGGCTGTTGAGTCTCAGGAATAATTTCCAAATCTAAATCGTAATCAGATTCACTGAAGATCTTAAGTTTAAACCCGCCATAATCTTCTTTTATCGTATTGTACAAATCAATAGGCTTAACTTGCTTAACGATCTTTAAAAGCATGTTCATGCAAGCAATCCATCCATTAGACCATTCAGCAAAGACATCACCATGACGCTCTTTAGAACGTTGCATGGCCAACTCTAACGCTCTTGCTGCTGGTAATCCGGATGGGATTTGACCCATTAAAGCTTCAGTCAAACCAAGAATGTATTCAGTGTCTTTATCGATCTTATCCAGCCATTGAATCACAACTGGATGAGGTGGAACGCCCCCAATCATTTCAGGCTTTAAAACACTGTTTTGACTTGCTGAAACACGATTGTAAATAATGCTTGTACCAGGCTCACCACTTATTGCAGATAAACCACAATCCTTAGGTAACAACCAATGTGGAGAGGCCATCCTATAAATGGATAACTCAATAAAACTTTCTAATTTATTTCTCTGTACTTGCTTAGGAATTGCATCATCCATGGGCGTACGACCATGACAGTTCTTTGTACGTCTTTTAGCGCGAATTTGTATGATATTCTTATATGGCTTTCCGTTCTCATCTACATAAGGCAAAGGTCCTTTTTTAACGATCACGTTATCATTGATCATGATAACATAAAGACCACCTGGATAGTTTGGACATGGGTCTAACCAGTACTCAACCAAGTTAGATCTATTATTTCCACGCATTCCATCAGATACAAAATACCCAGTGCCGCCAAACTCACCACTGGTTAAACGACTTAAACTGCCTGCAAAATAACGTGAAATGTCTCCAGATATTCTTGGCGCAGGTCCTAATTTATCTGCATACTGCGGGTATCTTTGTTTAAGAGCCCCAGTATCAAATGATCTTTCTCGAATAAAAAATGCAGATTCTTCTGCCGAGTCTGATTCCTCATCCATATAACATTCAAAAGCCGACGATACTTCCACTTTAAGCTTTGGTATTCCTTGTATAGACTCAACACCAATCTCTTCACTGGACTCTGGCTCGTCCCCACCAACATCTTTTAAATGGCCTAATACATCACCAATGCCATTGCCTAAACCACCAACATCAGGTGTTGGCTGCTTCATTCCCATAATATCAAACAAACCATGTACAGGATTTTGATGTTGTGGCTCACTAGGCTCATTAACAATATTACCATTCTGAACCATCTGAGGAATAAGAAACACTTCACCTTGTCTAGTTAGCTTAGGCGCAGCTTCCATTTGCCTCTTATAAAGCTCACATGTCTCTTTAATGGCTTCAGTTAACTCATTAGCTGTCTGCATCTTAATCTGATCAATCACAGATCCTGAATTTAAAGGCCTATAAGTAACTTCAAGCGGAATAGATGAAAGCAATGAAGATAAAATATCACAATAAGACGCATAAGTATTCGTGACAGGAGTAGGAGTTGTTCTTTTTAACCCCATTTCACGCCATCTCTTTAATGTCTTATCAAAGACAATCCACTGCACACCATTATAAAACAATTCACTTCTAAACCAATCTCGTGCTAGCTTTTGACGCTTTGCCTTAGAATTAGCGCGCTGCATCATGATCATGTTCTTCAAGACTGCATCGTTCATTGGATCGACGCCTTCTAACTTTGATACTGAAGGATCGAAACTAGATGTTGCCTGTGATGGATTATCTGTTGCTGATTCGCTCACAAATCACCATCCTCTTTTATGAAACCTTCTTTAATATCAGCTACCACGTCCTCATCCTCGTCATATATTCCACTCATTGCCTCTAAAGTCTTATCCATAGGGGGACTGTACATGTTTAGAAATGTTTTCTGGAAAGCATCCCGTTGAGAAACTTCGTTCATAAGCTGTGACTTTAAGCCTTCAATAATCTCATCCTTAGCTTTCAACGTTCCTTCCAAATACGCCTTATTTGTTTGAAGCAATGTAAGATGAGACTGAAGCTCTTGAACCTGATTAAGCTTATCTGACAAAGCTTGCTCTAAATGCTTAATACGAGACTCTAAATCAGATATTTTCTTTGAATTAAACATTTACGACCCATCCTCCAGTTACAGCTTCAACAGTTCTAGACCCATAATTAGCATTGATAACTAAAGCACCAAGACCATTTATTGTGTCAGCGCCACTAGGTAATATTGTTATATTATTTACAGCAGCGTTCCCCGTAATATCGCCAATCGTATAAATACGGCCAACATTAACAGAAGCCGATAAAGGCAATGTAACGTTTATTGCTGCACCATGATTACACTTAACAGAATAATGACTGCCGTTCAGAGCTGTACTTCCAGTGATAACATCCTGCTTATTCCACCAACCACCTTCGATATAGCCAGCATTTGTTGTCGACTCGACTGAAGCTCCACTAAATGTGTTTGGAGAAAACACCAAACATGTAGAATCAACTCTAATCACATTTAGAGTGCCACCTAAGTAATTCCATGCATTACCAGTAGGCCCATCCTGAAAATAAGAAGAACTTGCTACCTGCAAAGGTCGTGTGCAGTTAGTAAGATTAAGAGTAATCCCATTATTTAAAACAAACACACCGTCATTAATGCACCTAATGGCATAGCCATTAGCTGAGCCTGTAATGTTAGAGATGTTTAATGTGGCTGAAGATACAGAAACAAAAGCATTAGTACTGCATTGAATGCCTGCAATAGCGTTATTTCCGGTCAATGTAAGCGTTGTCGTTGCGGCCGTTATGCCAAGCAATGCACCTGCTGAGGCTGACATTCCAAACCCTGTAAATCCTGTTATAGTCACAGGTCTTTGCAAGCTAAGCGAAGAACCTCTAGACATCGTAATACCAGTCCCTGTAACAGCAACCGTTCCACCAGCTGAACCAGCCAGCCATCTTCCACGGCTATTTTCATTCATTTGAAGACCGATGTTACAGTTCTGAATAGCTACGTTTACAAGATCAAATATGCCGTTAAACGCTAAGACAGCTCCATTACTTGTGCCGTTACCGTCTAAAGTCACACCATCGATAACAAACACACATCTTGTATTTGTTAAAACTACAGGGTTTGTTCCGCTTCTGATAATTACGTTTGCGGGCGTTGTGACGTTACCGACTATTTTAATTATGCTATTACCCTGATTAGTATCAGCAGCATTACCAACAAAGTCTTTAGGGACTAAAGACTCAAGATAGGTACCATCAGCTACATTGATTTGATAAATACCGCTACAAAGCAAAGGCTGCTGCTGAATAGCATATGTAATTGTAAGCCATGGAGTAGATGGACTAAGACCGTCATTAGCATTAGAGCCAGTAGTTGAGACATAACGATTCATTGTAACTGGAAGCCCAGTACCTGAATTAACTCCTGGTTGTGTTGCGTAACCTATACTCATTTAGCCTCTTAATGAACCACACAGACAGTGTCAGGGTCTGCTCCTGTACGATAAAAGTCGCCAGCAGCTAATCCACCACCTATTGCGGCTGCATTATTAGCGTAAACAGGCAGCCCAGACACAGCCAGTTTGCTATTAGGGGTTGTAGTACCAATGCCAACATTGCCAGCAGAAGTAATTGAGACCAGAAAACCACCCAACCCAGTTGCATTATATTTAAAATGTAAGCCCGTTGAAGGGATCCATTGAACAGCAGTTGTCCCAACTAATTGCTGACCGAATGAGACAACGTTTTCGGAAGAAGATGAAAAAGAAGTTTCTCCGCCAACATTTACATTAGCGTTAAGATTAGCATCATTAACACATCTAAAATCGCCGTTTACATCTAAACGGTAGCCAGGGGTTAATGTTCGCAGCCCCAAGTCTCCGCTTGGAGTTATTATACCTCTATCTCCAGGCATTCCGGTCGCGCCGCTTTTAAGTATAATTCCACTTGATGGAATCCATTGTATAGCAGTGGTAAGATCAACCATCTGCATTCCATAAGATGCTAAAGTCTCAGCAATAGGAGTGAATGTTAATTCGCCAGCAACAACAGTGCTTGGCAGTGGCCCTACAAATGTTAAGTTTGGAGTAGCTCCTCCACTAGACGCTAACGGAGATGATGCCGTAACAGAGCTAACGCCTCCACCACCTCCACCGCCACCTGGCTGGGTACCATATCCGACACTCAACTTAAACCTCTTCGTAGTATGGAGTCACATCGATAGCTGTGCCCAATGCAACGTTGCCGTCCTTGGTTGTAGTAACGGCGATTGATAGTCCTTTATTGAATATAAATGGAGGGCCTAACAGAAAGTTTACTGTGCCGTTTGCTTGAACTGGAATTACAATATCAGCAACAGTAGTTCCTAAAGTTACATCAGCAGCTAGAGCATTGAAGATTTGCACATAGGCTATTGCTCCATTGGCTGTGTTATCAACTAAAGCGCCCCAGAAATTGTATCCTATTTGGCTAGCTGCTGTAGGTGAAACGTTAATAACTGTATTAGTTACTGATCTTTTTCTACTATAGGCAATAGGAGCAAATAGCATATTGTCACCTATTTCTTTGTGTATTCGCTAGGACTTCCAGGGCGAATTGTTTTAGGGAATGTGATTCCACCATCAACTTTAGCGCGAGGGCCTTTAATCTGACCAACATCACTAGGTCTTTGCGTCATCACACCGCTATTTTCTGTCTTTTTTGGGAAACTTTTAGGGGCTTCTTCTGTAGCCATTGGTAAATCTCCTTATTTATTAAGTATTTGTATATATGGTCACATATGTTAACATATTGTCATGTATGGTCACAAGTAAAATCTTGTTTTAGATCAATAATATGTAAAGTTTTATGGGTATTGTAAGGCTTTTCATGCTGGGTATAAAAACACCCATATAGTTTTGCTGGTCCTTTTATCTAACTTTATTGGTCTTTTAAATGGGTCTAGGTAAATAGATATTAATAAGTATTTACCTGTTAATTCGCTATTGGATAGAAGTAGTGGGTTATCTGTAATCAAACAATGAGTCGCCTTTGTCTGTAACATAGCTTGTTTCTTGGGCTGTGTTTTCTTTCTTTTTGTTTGGGTAAGCTCTTGTAGTATAACGATTAACTGGTATTTCTTTTATCCAGTCTGGTTCAGTTAACATTTGTTTCATTGGCCAGTTTAGGACTTGGGTGAATTGAGAGAATGCATCTGCTGCGTCTTTTAGGTGGTCTAATGGGAATCTGGTTAGTTGCTTTTCTAGTTTGCCGTCTTTTATTTTGTCTGAGTGGCGGATTTGTTTGAATTGGTAGTATGGGAATAATCCTCTTATTCTTTTCTCTTTATCGCCGCGAGCTGGAACTGGTGTGACTACATAATAAACATTTGATTTTCTTCGCAATTCTTCAACTAATGGGATAAGCATTCCTGAGAAGTTTACGTCTTCAATGCATACCTCAACATCAATATCTTTGCAATATTTAGTTGCTAGTGCATGCAACCATTCTACGGTGTCTCCAGGGGTCATTCGCTTTGTATGATCTTCTAAGACATCAATCATTTGATCTGGCATGAAGTGAGCTAAAATAATACCTACATCACAGGGGTCTTTAGTATTTTCTTTCCCCATAGCAGGGTCACAGAATATATAAATTCTACCGCGTCTTGTTTTTAGTCTTTCTAAACATTCATTGTGTGGAGCCCTAATAAGCCAATTAGGTTTAAACTCCGCCTCTTCCCCGCGGTGAGGAATACATAAATAGTTACATGAAAACCTATAAGTGCCATTGGCTATTCTTAATTTTTCTAAAGATTCTTTGCCGTGGTTTCCTGGAATATCTAACTCTGAAATCTTCTCAACAAACTTATTTTTAAACCTTATCTTACCAGAGTCATCATAAACACCTAATCTAAGCACTCTAAATTGCCCTATAAGCTCGTTTTTCGTGTGGAGCCACCCGTAGAGGTCTTCTTCGTCCCAAGGCGTTCCTGTGATGATTAATTCGCCACCTGGTCTAAGCAAGCTTGTGTATTGTTTATATCTGTCTATGACCTTTTCCCGACCGTCTTGTGTTTTTGAGTTATGCTCGTCTACAATATCGTCTGCCACAATTAAATCATAGTGCTGTCCAGTTTGAGTTCTATCTATCCCAGACGCTGATACGCTTGGAGCTGGCTGAAAGATCTTTCTCCTACTGACTATTAATTCACTGTCAGTCCATTTCTCACCCTCCCAATTCCCGAAAATAAGCTTAAACTCTGGGCTTGTCATAATATTGCTTATTTCTCTCACATACCTCTGGGCTTGCTGATAGACTGACGACTCGTAAAGTATTGATAAATTTGGATTTTGTATTAATCTCCACGAAATATAGGCCATGATAGCAGAGCTTTTAAGATGGTTTCTGGGGATAATTAAAAGCTTGTTTCTATGAGGGGCGGTTAAGAATGGATCAACTAACGTTCTGTGCAATTCATCAAAATCTTTATATCCACATATTTTACGACGGAATTCCCAGTAAGACTCCAAGACTTGTCGCATGGCCAATAGCTTAAAGTCGCTCACGTTTAAATCAATCACTTCACCATGTCGGTTATTAATTATCATCGGGTTAAAAACTCTCTTAGCTTTTCACTGTCATCTACCTGCTTAGCTTCACCCATTTTTCTTATTTTAGTTAGAAGTTCCGCGGCTTTAAGTGATGGGGCTGGTTCATCTGAATCTAACCACCTGATTATTTTATCAATGACATAATCATCCGTTAATGATTGAGAGTTTACGGCAATTGACTGAACCGCTGCCGCAATATGGGGCTCTTTTAAGGCTCGGCAAGCGACGTTTTTAGCGCCACCTTCAGCATATCCAGCGTCAATTGCGGCCTGAGTTCCATTTCCACCATTTAAAATGTAATTTCTGATAAACTTTTTCTTCTTTGGAGAAATCTTTTTTGCAATTAAAGGCCCCGAATTTAAATCGGATTCAGGAGATTTTTCGTCTTCCATATTTTCTCACATTTATTTAACAAATCAAAAAAAGACATTTAACAATTATCTTTCAATTTATTTTAAATATCATATATTTATAAATTGCTCAATAATCAATTTATTTATTCTATTGACTTGTTTTATGACACCTGTCATACGAATCACCATCGACAGTGCCAATCAAGGCACCGATCATAAGCCTGAGGGGGCAAATATGGATCAAGAATTAATTGATATGGCACACGAGTATGACCGTCTCATGAAAGACGCTCTTTATCTTTGTGAATGTGGTCATGAAGTTGAAAACGAAGAAGACTTATGCATTGACTGTCAGTGGGAGACAAAATGAAAAAAGAATCTAATCTTAATTTAAGTATCATTGACCACAACTTAAGTCTCATGATGCTTAAAATCGATCAAATACAATCAATGGACCATTCTCTCATTAATGAAGAAATGGCTCTTATAGGACTTTTAAAAGCCTATTTAGAAAAATGCACTAAGCTTATTAAAGAAATGAGAGATCTATGATAATAACAAGCGAGCATTTTGGAAAGAAGTTGAGACGATCACATTGGCTAAATATGGGTTATTTTATCCCATTAGGTTTTAATCAAAACAAAACATTAGTGATTGGTGAAACTGCTGATGGCTATGGCGATAGCTGGGATGTTTGTCATGAAGATTGGGTTTTATTTGAAGAGCCTAAGAAGAAAGTGATTAAGCGATTAGCTCCAGCTTTAATATGGGCTAAATCAAATATAGTCATAAAAGATGAGTGGTATTGCCTTTCGCCACACCTTTATGAAACATATGAGGAAGCTAAAAAATATCAAGGGCCATATTTTGTTAAATGGCCAGCCTCATATAACATGTTCATTGATGTGGAGGTAGAAGAATGAGAACTTTAATTTATACAATCATTATTGTTGGACTATACGCCTTAGCAGGAACGGTGACTTTATGACAGAAGAAGAACTGATTGATAGTATTAATCAATACGATACTGAATTCGAGCCTTTAATAAAAAAATACGGTCCAAAACTTCAATCTTTCTACCTAGAGATGTTAGAGGACTCTGAAGATAAAGTTAAATTTTTAGGAGCCATAGGCTCTTTATTAATACAACAACTAGACATGCTAAAACAAATGGTTGGCACAAAAAGTGTTGCTAACCTGTTAAATTTATGGGTCGAATTAATTAAAGAGGCTTAACATGGAAGAACTTCCGCTTAAAATAAATAAGTATTTTGATGCATTAAACAATCTTATCCAAGACCTCAACAAAGATGTCAATTTGTCCATTAGTGAAAAACTAAATATCATGATGAGTTTTGGGACAGCTATTCTA